AGGAATACGATTCTGCAAACGCGTCGCAAGACGCGTCAACGCCAAACCATCACCATCAGGCTCGTCATCACCAGTAACAAGACTCTGCATATTAGAAGATGTGGAAGCCATACGAACACCCCAAAATCACCAGACCCGCTGCGGCATCACCCGCTGCGGAGTATCATCCTCGAACTGGCCCAAATACTTCTCACGCGCCGCATAAGCCAAAACACCAGCCATGCACGCATCGATCTTGTGCGGACTCTTAGGCGTCTCCTTATGAATCTGATAACCCCAACTCTTCTCACGCCGCTTCGCATTACGGAAATGCGACACAAGACGCGGGTCGGCACACAAAAGAATATTATTCGGATCAGGCTCCCCCTCCTCAACAGGCTCGGGAGCATACTCAAACGACGAATGCGCGCACTGCAACGCACGATACATATCCTGCGACCAGTTATTCGTCCAAAACTTCATCATCGAAGACTGGCCACGGGCGAACACCTTCATGCCACGCCCATACTCAGCCTCCCAGCCGCCAATCATCGACTCGAAGAAATGCGCATCGGCGAAACAGCCGATGACATTGTAATTCTCGAACATACGACGCACGGCGGCATCGAAACCATCACGGTCAACACGCCAATCAGGGTCCGCATTATCAGGCCGCTGCTGCAACTTGATAAGAAACAGCAAACCATCGGACACGCGACAACCAACCAACGCGGTCGAATCATTGCGAATCGAACCATCGAACCCAAGCGTGATCTCCTCATCCTCGTCAATGAAATCCTTCCAGACCCCATCCAAACGAGACGACGAGCCGACAGCACGGCCATACAAATCCCTGTAAGCCAAATGCGACTGGATCGCAGGCTCCGTAAGCCACGAATCCTCACTCGACGCACGAGAGTTCAAATAATAACGAATCGAATCATTCGGGTCCGAATCAGGCTGGTAAATCTGCCCCATCAGACCATGAATGTCAACCCAACCATCCTTCGACGGCCCCGGCTCGACGCCATCATCACGAAGCGAGAACCCCTCAACCGAATAACCATCGGCATCAACGGCCTCGATACGCCCATCAGGAAGAATGATGTAATCCTTACCATCATCCGAATGGGCAGCAGAACCATACGACTCATACAACGCGTGCTCAAGCTTCTTCTCATCAGGAAAATCCTCGATAGGAAGCGTCGAATACCGATAGTCGAAATACAAGCCCTTATAATGCTTGGAACGGCCAGCCTGAATATCCTCCGCGATCTTCAACGTGTTCTCCGCCACACTGTTCTGACCCGGACGGAAATACGTCGTCATCTCCAACACCCAAGGGTCGGCATCCAACGAACGCTTCGGAAGATTACGCTGAACCGTCTTATACATCGAATGATGCTTCGGCAGCGTATACAGATGCACCTCATCCATCAACGCGAAAGTCTCAAGACCACCATCCTTCGACGCATCACCGGAAGTCGTGGGAATAATCTCCCCACCCTCCGGCAAGCCGATACGGGTCTTCGTGACCTCCATGCCGAAACCCTGCAACTGGGCCAACGGGCCGGAAGTGCAGTTATAGTAAATCGAATCGAAGATATTGCCTGACTGGTCCTCGGACGTAGCCAAACACAGAATCTCAGGACGCTGGACAGGACGGCCAACAGGCTCACCCGGCAGATAATAGTAAGTCTGACCAAGAAACGTATACGTCTCACCCGGCTTAGCCCAATGGTCGAAACGACACGGGCCAAAAGCCTCGAACAAGGCCAGATCATTACCCAAGCCACTCTTGTTGCAACCCTTCGGACGCCACAAGCTCACACGATTGAACCTGCGCCGACCATCCGGCTTCAACGCATAGGCGTTCAAATAGAACTGGATATACTCAGGACTATGAGTGACAGGCTTACCGGTCGCACCACCGCGACCGATGAGACTGAACGTCTCAACCCACCACAACGCCAAACGTCCAAGACTCCTACGCCTATCCTCATAAGTCAGGTTAGGAATCATCAAATGCATGTCAGCCAGCCGCCTCGATCTTGCGACGCCAAGCATCGATATCCTGAATCACAGCATGATTCGAACCATCCGAAGCGGCATGGTCGTCAGCCTCCGGCACATCGAACTTCAACGCGCGCATCGAAGCCGGAGTCCAACCCAACTCGTCAAACAACTGACGCACGACCGGCATCAACGTCGCATAACGACGAGTCGAAAGCATCTCATTGATCGTCGCGAAACCCAACTGGACGGCCATCCAGGAAGGAGCCGAACGCAACATCGAAGCATTCGGACTACGCCGATACTCCTCATACCAATGAGCAACCAACGGCAACCACTCCCCGCCCTTGGGGAAAATCTGGTTAGCCGGAGGCAAATCAGGCCCCAACTTCCCATCAGGAATCTCCAAAACCTGATTGCCGGAATCACTCGTCTTCCTGCCCATAACATCACTCCCCGCAAAGCCCCATTACGGGACGACAAGCGCGAAGCCCGTTACGGCACTACGCGCACCTGCGATGAACGACAATCCGATTAGCCAACGAGTTCTCACCACCCTGCTCCAACGGCACACGCCAAGCGCCAACCGGAAAATCATCACTCAAAACATCAACCGACCGGTCAAGCGGCAACCCACAAACCGGACACGTATGAGAACACGCGTTCCACTCGTCCTCGGCAGTCCAAAAACCAGTAGGAACACTCCCCTGCCGCCCCACACGGGCATTCGACCGAGGCTCCCACAACACCGACTTCAACGGCTGCGGAGTACGATTAGGAGCCGCACCCTCAGCCTTCAAACGCTGGAAACGCTTACGACAACGAGCCGAACAAAAAGCCTTGTCCCGACGCTCAGTCTCAAAAAAAGAGCCACACGCCAGACACGCACGACTCATACGACGCTTACGGGCACCACTGCCACTACGCCGCCAACGATCATAATGAGACCTACACATCCCATGAGCATGAACAGGCCCATCACACCCATTCACACTGCACTCACCCTCAGCTAACCGAACGCGGGATGCCTGTACCAACGAGCCTCCTCACGCTCAACCCTCTTCCTTCGTCGCGCGTCAGCCGACTCCAAACCAGTCTTATAAGAATGATGGGCACGACAAAGAACCTGAAGATTATCCCAAGAATCATCATCAGGCTGACCATCCTCGGCACGAATGATATGATCGACCTCATTCGCATGAGCGCCACACGGACGCAACACGCCATCATCACCGATCACCGGATACTGGCAACGCCACCCGTAATAGTCCAACACCTCACGACGCGTCCGCTCCCAACCAGGATTGAACCGTTCCTTACGATGCGACTTATTCCAACCGTTGGTCATCACCACTCCTCAGTGCTTCAGGAGGGATTCGAACCCTCATGTCACAGGACAACGCATTTTGAGTGCGCCGCGTCTACCATTCCGCCACCAAAGCAAAAGAACAGACAGCCCCCACGCCACACTCACCACAAAACATGGGGGCTGCCAGTCATCTAACCCAAACCGCCATAAGGAAATCCAATGGCAAAAAATGGCTTTTTACCGCCAGCCACGGCGCGCGGATGCTGAGGGAGTCGAACCCCCGAACCGTTCCCGGTCGCCACCTTAGCAAGGTGGTGCAATAAGCCACTCTGCCAAGCATCCAAAATGCAAGAGCCGCCGCAGCGACTCAGGAGACTGTTCCCGCAGACTAGGCGGGTCAGCTAAAACTAGAGCCGCCACAAGACGACTCCGAAGACCTTTCCCACAACCTGTGGGTAGGCTGAGCACAGCATGTTGGACTCGAACCAACATCGACGGTTTTGGAGACCGTAATGCTACCGGTTGCACCAATGCCATATACCCGACTTAGTTAACGTCCAAGTCGGAAAGACGTTCGGCATGGTGGAATGGGCTTTACCACCAACGGCAAGGAACGTGAAACATCTATGCACCCGTTTGGCCGTGCCTCCCCTTCGGTCATCAACCACCTGATTAAGGCAGGGAGCCTCTTATCCCCCACATGTTCCAGCGGGGATATTCGAGCAATGCCATCGGTATCACAGGCAGCTACCCCCATGAAACCTAGAGCAAACCTCGGGA